GATTTTTGCTCGTCACCCGGAGGTGAGTCGTGAAGTTATTCAGCTGAGACTGCGGAGTGTATGCTCCTACGGGCTGATGTTGTGTTTTATATAGCGATAGGCTCCCACTTGCAGGGATTTCACACTCAATGTGCTACTACGTCGGTAAACCCTGACCTAACGCTCGACATCAATCGTAATAATTCCTCTGGGGAAAATATATCAAACATCCATTAAGCCAATATACAATATCGCATATATAGAGTATAGAGCTAAGTACTAAGTACAGAACATGGTAGTACAGAGTACAGACAAACAATACTGCTACATCTTAACTGCATACCACCGCATAGACCATTGAAGACAATGTAACCAGAACGGGTCATCCCAAGGAACTCAAGCATAGCGACCAATCGCCACTAGAACACAATAGGGTCCACCCAATTACATCATAACATCAATGCCGGTGATAGCATGTGATTAACGTGTACACATAACGAATAAAGCAAGATACTTGGTGAGCTAAAGGGTCAATCTAAGCAGAATCTGCATAGCATCGTAACAATAGCTGTATCGCAAAATGTAGGGTCAAGTTAGAATCATGATACACTCCTGCGTGTAAGGGTCGAATCAAACACGAAGCACAAGTGCACCTGAAGAATTATTAGAAAGAATAGGCTTGCCGAAGAAAGTAAGCTCTCCATCACAACTCCATCATTGCATCCATCGTGATAGCGAACATCGAAATGAATCAGCAACTGATGTGCTGAGGGGTGATAGCAGTAGCTAAACTTAATCCAAACCCTAAAGAGGGTTGGCAAGCACATATCTAATTATTAAACATCATATCTTCGATAAGTTAAGTCTTCTCGGCATCGCAATCCATCTAGTGGCATCGCAATCCGTTACTACTCAAGTTGACTTAGTTGACAACGCAATCCAAAAGGCATCGCATCTCGTTGGGTCAACCCCGAATCTACTCACATGATTATGTCAAGAAAGTGGTAAAGAGGGACAACCCCGACCCGAATGGGTCGAGGCATAGTCCACTCGGTTAATGGTTATCCTTTGTATGCAGTTTGATTCAGATATTCTCCGTCAATCTCATAGCCGGCTAGTTGGCGTATCTCCTTAATCTGACTAGGTTTTACTGAGTCAACTAATAGGGAGCGTTTCGCGCTTGATTTACTAGTAGGGAATAAAGTCTCCAAAAGCTTTTTCTTTTGTCCAAAGTCGCTCAATCCTTCTGCTCTTGCATACTTCATGGAATGGGCAAGTGCTCTGCCAAAAAGCATATACTGCTCAACGTTCATGTTGTGATTGTCTAAGCTAATAGTTAGGTCAATCTTTGCAGTCAACTTTGGGTCTACTTTATTCTGTGCTAGTCCGTTATCCGTGGTGTTATTTGATATACTCATTATGTATTGGTGTTATTTATTTATGTTTTATGATGGGTACGCATTCCGTACTCATCGGTTAAAGTTCTTTGTCTTTGTGTGGTGTGTCGTGTCGTGTGGTCGGTGGGTTATGTGCTTACACTATTAGAAATGCCCGAAAATAAGGGGATTGTGACTGCATACATAGTTAGTAACCCCCCCCCCTTGGGGGGAAAGCAATTTTTGTCGCTCACCATTATATACGGGTTTTCTCGGGTTTCCTTAAATTTGGAAATTGCCTATTTTTGCTAAATATTTTTTTTTGGCTTTTTGCCGATGTAGCTCAGTTGGTAGAGCATTCCACTCGTAATGGAAAGGTCACCGGTTCGATTCCGGTCATCGGCTCCATATATCATGCAGAACGTTGTGTTTCAGGTGTGCTACATGGCAAAATGGTCACGGGTTGTGAGTTTTGCATGATATAGCGTGCAGAAGTGACTACTAACAAGCAGTAACAATGTTCATTGACTAATGGTTTTTAGGCTTATAGTATTGAGTTGTGAACGATTTGGCTGAAATGCCCAAGCAAGAGCTTCAAGGAGACTTGAATGTACGGGAGGCTATTGTAAATATGGAAAGCCTTTGGCAAGAAGGGGAGCATGTTAAGGGTGATGCCTGGGTGGACGTTGTGGACGGCGGGCTAGAACATCAATTTATCAATGGGTTGTATGTAAGAATGGTAAGGTTGCCCGCGGGTATGACCTTCACAACAAAGATACATAAGAAGAAACATCCATTTTTTTTGATGTCGGGAAGATGTCGTGTAATCACGGACAAAGGATTTGAGATAATGGAGGGTCCGATGATGGGAGTTACGGAACCAGGCACAAAAAGACTCATGTATATTGAGGAGGAGGTTGTGTGGTACACAGTTCACCGCACCGATAAGACCAATCCACAGGATGTGGAGGATGAAGTCATCGCAAAAGATTTTACAGAAATAGAAACTAAGGAGAATAACTAATGGCATTTGTAGCAATATTACCAACAGCAGGGACGATTTTAACAGGATTAGGGGCGGCAGCGTCTAGTATACCACTCATTGGAGGCACACTTGGTGCAGTAGGTGGTGGACTAGGTGGGGCAATGACTGCACTAGGTGCTGGAAACATCATGGGAGCAGCATCTTCTCTAGGGAGTGGTATCCTTGGTGCGGGTTCAAACCTATACTTGGGTGCAGATAAATTACTTGGCGGGTTTCTTCCGAACTTAGGTGGTATTGGAATTTCTCCCACAGCTGGATTCCTAGGGCAGGGGGGACTTGGTATGATTGGTGGCCCTGGACAACTCATGGGACCGGGTGGTTTTATGGGGCCGAGTACAGTAGCTACACAAGGTGTACCCGCAATGAATGGCATCATGGCACCAGGAGTTAGTCCAACGGGTGCAGGAACTGTCTTGGCTAACCCAGCTCCTAATCTAGCATTCCAAGCTGGACAGAATGGTCTGGCTGCAGTCACTCCACCACCCTCAGGGTTTGGTAGTATGCTTGATGGCCTGAAGGGTGGAGTTAGCAACATTCATGGCAAGATGGAGAGTGCTGGGGTAGGGAAGATATTCAAGGGGGCATCTATGGCTCAAGGATTACTTGATGCATATCAAGGTACTGCTCCTCAAGATATGTCACATGCACAAGCTGCTAATGCAGGTGTCGCCCCACGTGATGCTCCAGGTGTTCAGACTATCGGTGCAAGTAATGCAGGTGCTGCTGGTCAAGTTGCCTTAGCTCCAAGGAGAGAAGCTCCTAATCCATTTAGCCCAACTGCTACTTTATCACAACAATTCACACCATCTAATCCACAAGGTTCTGCTGATGTTGATGAAAAGCTACAAAAGGTTATAGAAGCACTTGGTGGACAACAGGCAGATTCAAATACAAGTCGAGCAATGGAACTCGCAGAATCTCTAGCAAGGGATGCCGTAAGATGACCACAATAGAGGTATTCTCGTTATCTATGGTTATACTTATAGGTATGAGTATCCTCTTCTTTGAAAAAATACTCAGAAAATGATTTCGAAGAAAAGATTTTATGAGTGGGCAACTATTGTTTTTGGGGAGAATATTAAAATCCAAGACTGGATAAAAATACTTCGAGCAAGCTTACGCTTGCTCATTAATGGTAAGGCTTCTCGGACGATGTGGCGCCTCCGCATGAAAGCGTGCTTGGAATGCCCTCTGTACGATGTGGGGCGAAAGGTTTGCCGACCGCCGGAAAGACCAGATTTGGGGTGTGGTTGCTATGCTCCTTACCTTGCATTGACAAAAGATAACATGTGCTGGGGGATTGAGAGGTTTGGCGAAGACTTTACAGGATGGAAAATATAGACAAAGATAACCGACTCGTCGTGGATATAAAAGCAAAGGAATCCATGCTCAAGGCTGACTATGAGTATGTTCTTAATCGTGAAAAAAGAATCACGAAAGAGAAAGAGATTTTGCTTAATAAGCTTATCAAATTGAAAGCTATCCTCGAAGAGTCAAGGTAAGCGCTTGAATATCGAGCACTTAGAAGCTCGTCGCTATTTAGTGACGAGTATGAGCAACTCTGACAATATTCATCTTGCCGACCTCGAGGAGTTCTCCGGTTACGGAGAATGCTCCTGCGAGTATTGGCACTTTAATTTAGGTCCTAAGCTGAAGCTTGGTCAGACTCCTTTTCGGAGTTGTCGCCACCTTCGGGCTGCTCGGGAGTTTGAGAGGAAAATCTTGAAGCAAAGTAAATCTCAAGACCGGCAAATACCATTGCCCCAAGAGCGTCACTCAACTTAACCTTCTGCCCCTTGTCCCCGTATTGTAGTACGGTGCGAAGTATTTCATCCGCTAATGCGTTATCTTTTAATGGTTCCTGTATGCTTTTTTCAGTCATGTTTTTGTTGTTTCTGTATCTATTTCTGTGTGGGAAAAATTCACTCCAAATGTTTTGGCATACACTTCACCTTTGTGAACTGCTTCTTTGTGTGACCTTGCTATTACGCTATGTCTCTTCTCCACCTTACCTTGGTCGTTACGAATATATATCCTATACTGCTTAATCATAAATCTTGTTCCTTTATAAAGACTCCATCTCTCATCACACCCTTGCGGTCTTTAATCTCTTCCCATGAGTGAGCGAGACAGTCATCTAGTGTTACCCCGTTGCGGACACATATATTAATCATCACAACTAGCAGGTCACCTATATCATCCTTTATAGACTTACCCTTGCATACTGAGTCAGATAACTCACCCAGCTCTTGGATTAACTTCATTACTTGCGACTTGTCGTCCGAACCATCTATTAGGTTTCGGTCAATGTGCCACTGCTCTACATTTTTTTCTAATTTCATACTAAATAATTGTTGGCTCTCGCCCATATTGGTTGTGCATGGATTTGTGTGTGGCATTCGCGACACACACTTAACCAGGTATCTTTTGCTAGATAGTTCTTACCTCTCTTGTCCTTATGGTGAACATCGGTGGATTTTTTCTTGGTACACACTTCGCAGATTGGAAACTCTTCAAGAAACTCCTGTCTCAGCTTCGTGTACTCTTTCTGCTCTTTCGACCTCTTTGGACTCACCCTCCGTAAGGGAGTCTTCCTCTTGAGTGGTTGCCTTCTCTTCATTTAAATCAATTGTTTTAGTGATTAGTTCCTTACTTACCCCCGACTCAGATATATGTCCGTCTGCACCGCCGATACCATCCCGTGACAAGTTCCATACCTCTCCGCCCATATCGAGTATCATCTTTGCCTCGTTATCGAACCTGACATCGTCGATTATAAAAATCTGAGAATCTGATTCCTCGATATTATGCCTAGCGATATTCACCCAGATATTATGGCTTATAGTATTTCTTCCCCATTCCGTACCCAAGGTCTGTAAGCAGTATCTAGCCGATACTCCAAGGTGAGGAATAATCCTTTCCTTATCTTCCTTGATGTAATCGTCGTGGACAATACATCCTAGCATTTCTTTCAATGGGGTCGCAAAGCTCATTACTCGAACCACGCTTTCAAAACCTTCTTGGTAGTATTCGAATGCTAATTGATTCGCAAAAGTTGACTTCCCCACACCTTTTGGTCCCGCTAGACCTACTATTCTTTTTTCGTTCATTAATCTATATCAAATTTTAACATTTCCCACACCTTGATGTTTTCCTTGCAACTATCCCATGATTCATCAAAACCCCTACGCCTTTTTATGGTGTTGTAGTCCTTCTTTATGTTTAGTTCGTAATCAAAGAGATTGGTCTCTGTTAGGTTATCTAGTGGAACTAATATAAGACATGTCCTGCCACCATCTCCACCCATCGTGTGAGTCCATGCTCTTCCCTGGCTGAGAAGGTTCTTAAGTATGTACTTCAACCTACTTACTTCCCACATCCTCACCCCAGAACTGAGTTTATCATCCAATGGATTAACAAGTACATTCACCCACCACTTTGCCTCTGTAGACATCAGTCCTGTTCTCTGATACCCATCGGGAGACTGCGAGCACTCTCTTGCATACTCAAAACATAGGTTCTTGGTCTTCGCCCACATCTTATCCGCTTTGACTTCAATAGACCCCTCCCCCTCGAACATTCGGCACACGATGCGTTCCCACATCTGACCGAAGTCGAGGTCGAGGTCAAAGTTTGACTTAGGAGGGGTAGTTGGCATTACCAGGGTTCTTCTGAGGATTCCTCATCTTTAGAACCACCTAAGAAACGGAATTTCTCCATCCTTAAGCGCGTGGCGGTAATCTTGTCTCCGCTCTTCCCTTCGTACTGTTCTGTACTCATGGAAGCAAAGATAAGGAGAGGTTCACCCTTCTTAATCTTAGAGAGAGCTGCTTGGTTCTTTTCGTTCCAAACATCCACATTATAGAAGGACGCGTGTTCCCCGTTCTT